CGGAATTTAGCGATCGCGCTCTGTATCTTCTTTCCACGTCTAAAGTTCCTGAGACCGCCCGACAGGAGGCGAAGCAACGCGCCGAAAATGGTGAAAAAATCACCGAAGACATCGCTCGTCAGATCAGGGATGCACACAAGGCCAGAGAAGAGGCTGAAAAGGCTGCTCAGGAGGCCCTAAGACGCGTCCAGGCTACCCAGTCGCAATTGTTCTCTGCCAACGAGCAGATCGTTGAGCTAGAGCAGCGAATCACCCAGATCCAAACGCCTCCTGTCCAGACACGAGAGATTGAGAGGGATAGCAAGGAAACCCTGCAACAGCTTGAGGACCTGAAGAAGAAGCTCAAACTCATGAAGGAGAGCCGGGACCAGAACGCAGCGGAGATTGCCAAGCTCACTGGCATGCTCAACGAGAGGCGCATCCTGGACGAGCAGGCAAAGCAGGAATTCAACATCCGGTCCCAATGGCGGCGTGATACTAAAGACGCGGTGAAGGCCCTGGAAGCGCTGTATCTGGCTATCCCCTCCCCTCACGAGTTGCAATCCTTTGAGCCAACGGATATGGATGTACTTGCTCGTGTGGTCAGGCTTGCTCAAGAGATTGTCATCAAAGGGCAGGCGGCTATCACCAGTGCTCACTCACCTGATCAGGGCTTCGTTGAAGCGCATGCCAGTGTCTACTAACACAGGAGGCCACTTTGGGCACCAACTGGGCAAACTGGAGGAAGCAGAAGCAGTCCGACTACCACCCGAACTTCAAGCGGCGCGCCCGCTATCGCAAGCGGTTGGTCAAATATACCTGTGAGCACTGCGGAGCCCGAAAAGGGGAAGAGCGAATCAACAAGCAGGGGCAGCCCTATAAAGTCATGGTAGCGGCTGCTCACGTGAACCACGACCCGCACAATAGCCGAGCCAAGCTGATCATCCTCTGCCAGGTCTGTCACATCCTGCATGATCGCTATGACCATGCGGATAAGGCTCGTAGAACTTACTACCGCAAGAAACGCGAGGCGATGATCCAGGCTGGGCAACTAGAACTCTTTGGAACGCACAACCGACGAAAGAAGGCAGATTAATGGGACAATACCGAAAAATAGATAGTGGACTCGATTACGATGATATGCATAGCGAAGTGCTTGACCTGGCTTATGCTATCGTCGAAGATCCTCAGGTTTCCGATGATTTATATGAAAGTGCTATAGACGCTATCTATTGGCATTCTGACTGGAACTATCACCTCAAAGATTTGCCAGAGAAAGCACAGACTATCCTACGCGAACGAGCAAAAGAAGATGGATATGATGACGAAGAAGAGGATGACAACGATACTGAAGATGCCTAGCACTTCAGATTGTTCACTTTGCACAACGTCCTGTTGTGATTTTTGTACGGTTGTGCTATCATTTCGTGGAAGAATTACATAAGACAAAGAGAAAGAGCATCAATGAGCGATAGCCCACTCAAGCAAAATCGAATAGTCCCCATTGATAAACTCAGGCCACATCCGCGCAACTATCGCCAGCATCCAGAGGCACAGGTTGCGAAGTTGGTGGCCAGCCTCTCGCGCTTTGGCCAGGGGCGTTCAATCGTCGTTCAGGACGGGCCAGAGGGCTTGCTCATTGTCGCTGGGCACGGCATCGTCGAAGCGGCGAAGAAGCTCAATTACACTGAGTTGCGCGCTGATATCCTGCCTGCTGATTGGACATCTGCTCAGGTGGACGGCTATCTCGTAGCGGATAACCTTCACAGCCAGGATGCCACCGACGATGAAGTGTTGCTCGCCGAGATCCTGCAAGAGCAGCAAGATGCTGGTTTTGATCTGGCGAGCCTGGGCACGGATGATGAAGCGCTGAGGCAGATGCTGGAAGCGCTGGGTGATGAGTATTTGGATGGTGGCTCTGGAGATGATGAGGGAGAAGATGATGCCGACACTGAGCCAGACGAAGAGCAGACGCGTGTTCGTGTTGGGGACATCTGGAAGCTAGGGAGACACACAATTGCTTGTTTGGATAGCACTGATCCAAATGTCATTAATAAGCTATTTAAAAATACAATGGCCCATATGATTTTTGCCGATCCCCCTTATGGCGTGAAAGAGAGAACGATGCGGAAATCTGCAGGAAGGGGCAAATTGGCTGAGTGTAACGATTTTCCCTCTGTTATCGGTGATGATAAAGCATTTGATCCAGCCTTTATTCTTCGTTATCCTTGCTCTGTCCGCATTTTGTGGGGTGCCAATTACTTTGCAGATCGGTTGCCCGTAACCTCTTCTTGGGTTGTTTGGGACAAGCGTGAAGGCATTCCCAGCAATGACAATGCTGATTGCGAATTAGCTTGGACTGATGCAGGCGGTCCTGCGAGACTATTTGCCCATCGATGGAACGGCATGATCAAAGCCTCTGAACAGGGCGAAAAGCGTGTGCATCCAACACAGAAACCTGTCAAGCTTGCTGAATTTTGCTTCGACCTTTATGGGAAAGCGCAAGATGTGATCTTCGATCCATTTCTTGGATCAGGTATCAGCGTTATTGCCGCAGAGCGAATGCCGGGGAATCGCACGGTCATTGGCTGCGAACTGTCTCCAGACTATATCGATGTTGTTATTCGTCGCTGGGAGAAGGAGACCGGGCGGACCGCTGAACTCCTTGAACGCGTGGAGGGCTCATAAATGGAAAAGCAGGGGGGACAAAATCACACTGTTCGCGACGTCAACGCTGCCCAGCGTGTGACGATGGCGGTGAAACTCCGTGCGCAACGTGTGAAGTACGAGGACATCGCGAGGATATGCGGATATGGCAGTGCAGGCGCGGCTCACAAGGCCATCCAGCGCGAGCTTGAGCGCACGGTTGCCTCCAACGTCGAAGAACTGCGGCGAGAGGAATTGGAGAGCCTGGACAAGCTGGAGATGGAATGCTGGAAGATCTTCCAGGACAAGGCACGCGCCAAGGGCCAGCTTTACGCAGTGGATCGCATTCTGTCCATCAAAGATCGACGCAGCAAGATGCTGGGCCTCGATGTGTCTAAAGATACCGTCATCGGAGCTCAAGTCGTCGTCCGCGAAGTGCCACCAGGCTATCTCAGTGCCCCATCGCCACAGGAGCCCACATCATGACATCCCTTGCTGAGTTGCGCATCCCAGCGCCAGAACTGCGAGGCGCATCGCTGGCCCTCGGCTCGTGTCGTGATATTGAGGTCTGCCTCGATGGCCCGGCGGGTACAGGCAAAACAGTCGGTGCATTATATAAGGTGCATGTCCTGCTTTCATACTATCCTGGTGCAAAGTGGCTGGTCGCACGTAAGCATAACACCGACCTGGCAGGCTCTGCGATGGCAACGTATCGAGAGCACATTCTCGACGTGCGCGAAGGCGTGCGTTACTTCGGCGGCAACAAGGTCAAGCCAGCGGCGTATGAGTATCCCAACGGCTCGCAGTTGATTGTGAACGGCCTCGACAAGCCGGACAAGGTCAAATCGTGGGAGTTTGACGGGGCACTCATCAACGAGGCGACTGAGTGCGATGTCGAGGATATTGAGTTCGTGCGCTCGCGTCTCAGGCATGGCAAACTTCCCTATCACCAGCTCATCATGGACTGCAACCCTGGCGCCCCGAACCACTGGCTAAACCAGCGCATGAACGAAGGCATCACCACGCGTCTTGTATCCCGCCATGAAGACAACCCACGCTACTACGACCTCAAGACAAACGACTGGACAGAGGCTGGACGAGAATACATCTTCGGCACGCTGGGCGGGTTGACTGGCGTTCGGCTCTTGCGTCTGCGCTATGGACAGTGGTGCGCATCCGAGGGCGCTATCTACCAGGACTCCTATGATCGGGCTCGCAACGTCATCGCTCCATTTGACATCCCGAAGGACTATCCCCGATACATCTCGATCGATTTCGGCTATATACATCCGTTTGTGTGCAAGTGGTATGCGCTGGACCCGGATGGCAGGCTCATCTGCTATCGAGAGATCTACAAGACCAAGACGCTGGTGGAAGACCACGCGAAACAGATCAAGCAACTCTCACGATGGGGCCAGCCCAATGGCGATCCATTGCCGCGCGAAATCATCTGTGATCATGACGCTGAGGATCGTGCGACGTTGGAGCGGCATCTCGGATTGATGACCATGCCAGCGCACAAGGGTGTCTCTGATGGCATCCAGGCGGTTGCATCCAGGCTCCGACCTGCTGGTGATGGCCGTCCTCGCCTGATGTACTTCAGCAATTGTTTAGTCGAGCGTGATCAGGACCTGGCCAGGATGAAGAAGCCAACTTGCACCATCGAGGAATTCGATAGTTACGTGTGGGAGGAGGACGCATCAGGGCAAAAGGATAAGCCGAAGAAGGAGAGTGATGATGGAATGGATAGTGATCGCTATATGGTTGCAAGATTTGATTTGAAGCCAACAACTATTCGTTATAGCAGCCGTGTCTATTAGGAGAAGAGATGACCACCTACACACCAGCGCAGCCACGCACCACGCAGAACATTCCACCTCAGCCAGCCTACGAAATGACCGATGCTGACCGTGCTCGACAGAAGCGCATTGCCGACGCATGGCAGGCGTATCGAGGCGAGTTGACGCCACCGTTGAAGAAGATGGACGGCCAGCCTGACGACAACGTGCTGAGCAACCGCATGCAGGCCATCGTGGATCGCGGCGTGGATTTCTTGTTCGGCAAAGAGCTTGAGATTGCCGTCGAGGAAGGCGCACCGCAAGAAGCTCAGGACTTCCTGGACCTGACCTGGGGACGCAAAGAGACGCGCATCCCGCTCTTGCAAAAGCTGGCCATGAATGGAGCGCTGGCAGGGCAGGCGTATTTGCGCATCGTGCCTGAGCTCGACAAAACGTATCGCCTGGTGGTTGTCGATCCGAGCACAGTCTTCGTCCAGACGGCGCCTCAGGATTGCGAGACGGTGCAACTCTACTGCATCGAGTACGGTTGCGATGAGAAGATCAATGGCAAGCCAGCGCGCGTCTATTATCGCGAGGAGATGGCCCGCATCGATCCCGACCAGGACGGCGACGACGGCAACCCGTTCGCGGACACAGACGCCACATGGTTGATCCAGCACTGGTCGCGCGTTGGCGATCGTGGCAACTGGACACCTGCTGGAGACCCGATCGGCTGGCCTTATCCGTTCCCTCCTCTGTTCTCATGTCAAAACCTCCCGACCCCAAATGACTACTGGGGCCTGCCAGATATCACACCTGACTTGATCGGTACCAATGAGGCACTGAACCTTGTGCAGTCGTGCATCAACCGCATCCTCAAGCTCTATGGCCAGCCTATCCTCTACGCAACGGGCACCGGCGAGCAGGTGATCGATATCAGGCCGGGCAAGATCATTGGCCTGCCACTGCCTGAGAGCAAGATTGTTGCCGTCACGCTGGCCAGCGATGTCGCCAATGCACTGAGCTTCGCCACCGCACTGCGCTCCGATATTGACGAGCAGAGCGCTATCCCTGGTGTCGCCACGGGGCGCATCTCTGAATTGCCACGAGGCAATATGAGCGGCATTGCACTCGAATTGCTCTTTATGCCGACGATCAAGAAGACAGACAAGAAGAAATGTCTCTATGGCGAATTGATCATCGACGTCAGCAAGGCGCTGCTCATCCTGAACGGCATGAGCCCAGACATCGATATCACGCTGGCCTGGCAGTCACCGCTACCAGCGGACGACCTGCAAGCATTGCAGGCGGCAGTGCTGAAGAAACAACTCTCCATCTCTGACTCCACCATTCAGCGAGAGCTGGGCTATGACCCAGAGGAGGAAATGGAGCTGAGCCAGACGGAAGATGCGCAGAAGATCACGGCGTTTGCTCGTGGTCAGGGCTTCCCACCACCAGCAGGACAGCAGGAGCCCGATCAGCAGCAGCCAGGGCAAGCACCGGCGGATGGAGGTCAGCAGTGAGCTTCATGGATAGTGATTTCAATGACGTCGTTGAAATCAATGCGGGGCCCAGGGAATGACTGCCACATCTCGCATTCAGCGCACCATAGCCGAGTTCAGGGCTCGACTCCTGGCTCAAGAAGCAAAAGTCGTTCGCGCGCTCGACGCGGCACATAAAGCTGTGCTCATGGTGATCCAGCCCCGTCTGGATGCGCTGTACCAGCAGATGGCCGATGCGATGGAGGAGGGCGGTGAACTCTCGCCATCGTGGTTGTATGAAGCAAATCGGCTGGAAGCGATTAAGCAGCTTATAACCGGTCAGGTTGACCACTATGGCGCATTGGCCTTAATGCAGACTGGCAGGCTCCAGCAGGATGGCGTACACCTGGGCCTGGATGCGGCGATGCAATTGTTGCAGGCGACGGTCCCAGCAGGCGTCTCATGGTCATTCGGTGTCCCATCCACGCGCGCCATCAACGATCTCATCGGCATGACACAGGCAGGCTCACCATTGGCTGACCTGTTTCGCGGATTTGGGAAAGAGGCGGCAACGAAGGCCAGCGAGGCGCTGATCACGGGTGTCTCGCTGGGCTGGAACCCTCGACGCATTGCGCCACAGGTCGAACAGGCTCTGGGAGTGTCGCGAAATCGAGCGCTCACCATCACGAGGACTACTGCGCTACAGGCATACAGATCAGCAGCGATGGAGACGTACCGAGCCAATTCTGATGTCGTCAGCAAATGGGTGTGGGTTTGCGCGTTCGATGATCGCTGCTGTCTGGCCTGCCTTGCGATGAATGGCACAGAGCATGAACTTGATGAGGAGCTTGACGGGCATCCGAATTGCAGGTGTGCAAAAAACCCCAAAACGCGCGATTGGGGCGATATTTTAGCCCCGTTGGGAATTGATGCCAGCGACATCCCTGACACCTCCCCTCAGTACCAATCTGGCGCTGATTGGTTCGAGGAGCAGGATGAGACGACACAGCGACAGGTGATGGGCAATGCGAAGTATGAGGCGTGGGCAAATGGCGACTTCGATCTGGAGGACATCGTGGGCAAATCATACGATAAGGACTGGGGACACAGTATTTACGAGAAGAGCTTGAAGCAATTAGTGAAAGGACGATAACTATGCACACACTCATTCTGATGTTGTTGGGGATGTAACTATGTTGGATCTTGAAACAATTTTATCCGCTATGGACCAGATCCATGATGCTTATTCAGCAGGTCCCGCCACCTTCTACCTGTCACCGCGCATGCACGACCACCTGCGCTATCTGGAACGCCATCAGTGCATGTTCCCAGAACCGCCACGCAAGCTGCGAAAGTGCCATATGCGCAAGAGACAGCGGCGAATACAGCAGGACAGGAAGCGCTATTTCGCTCGAAAGGACAGGAACATTGGCTAAACCCAGCACGACAAAGGCCACGCAATCCCGCTCTCGCACCGCTGACGAGATGCGCGCGGCACTCCAAGCGCTGATCAATGGCGACGAGAAGCCGAGCATACCACCGAACTACGATGCACCAGCGGATATCCTGCGTGACGCAATCGACGAATTACTCGCCAATCGGCAAACAATCG